TCTATATTACCTAGTGTTCAGATGCATGGTGGACACGTAGAGTTACAATCTTTTAAGGATGGTATAGTAACAGTATTTTTAAGTGGTGCATGTAGTGGATGTGCAATGTCTACACAAACATTAAAGATGGGAATAGAGAATATGTTAAAGTATTATATACCTGAAGTATTAGCAGTTGAGGGCATTGAAGACCCTAATTCTACAGTGAGTCCATATTACCAATGACATTAAAAGCCTTGACATTTTTAAAGATATCTGCTATAACATGTAAGATAGGTAATTATTTTTGGCATCTTCATGTCAAGGAAATACGTAAGAATCAGACAAGAAGGTTGATATAATGAAACATAATAAATCTACCACAGGAAGTTTTTTTGGTGATATAATTAAAGCTACCAAAGCAGGTGGTGCTAGTTCCATGACAAAAAAAGTTAAAGCTAAAAAGGGTGATACTTTAAGTGATATAGCTAAAGCTAATAACACTACATTGCAAAAGTTAATGAAATTAAATCCTAAGTTTAAAACAGGTCAAGATAAAGGAACTCCTACTAAAGGAACAAAAGAACAGAAAACAATACGAGTTGGTAGTTCTATAATAGTACCTGACCCTCACACATTTAAAAAAGGAAGATTAACAGCATCAGTTTCTAAGAAGAAAAAAGATGTGTATAAAAAAACAACTAAAAAAGATTTTAAAGAAATGAATGTTCCTTTAAAAAAGAAAAAGAAATAATGAATCTAGTTACATTACAAAATGAAATAGCCGATGATGAGGGCATAAAATATGAATTGTATTTATGTTCAGAATCACATTTGACTGGAGGAATTGGACATCTTATTACAGAATGGGATACAGATTATTATGGTAAACCTGTAGGAACAAAAGTACCTAATGAACAAGTTGATGCATGGTTTGAGAATGATATAGAAGTATCTATAAAAGATTGTCAATCTCTGTTTAGTAACTTTGATAGTTTACCTGAAGACATACAACATGTATTAATAAATATGTCATTTCAATTAGGAAAGCCTCGTTTATCTAAATTTAAAAAGATGATTGCTGCTGTAGAGAATGAAGACTATCCTGAAATGGCAGAGCAGATGGAAGACTCACGTTGGTATAAACAAACAACTAACAGAGCACAAAGATTAATAGAGAGAGTTATAAGATACGGAGTGCCTATATGACAAAGAGGGAACTAACAGAAAGACAACAAAAATTCTTAGATGTTCTCTTTGAACAGGCAGGTGGCGATGTTGTACAAGCAAAATTACTTGCAGGATATTCAGAGCATACATCTACTTCTAGTGTTGTAGCTTCTATGAAAGATGAAATCATGGATGCAACTCAAATGTATATGAGTCGTAATGCACCTAAAGCTGCTGTAGCTATGGTAAGTGGTGTAGATGACCCAACACAGTTAGGTATTAGAGATAGACTATCTGCCTCAAAAGAATTATTAGATAGAGTTGGATTAGTTAAAACTGAAAAGGTGCAGGTGGAAGCATCAGGTGGAGTGATGTTATTACCACCAAAGAAGGACAATGGATAGAAGTTTAGGCAAGTGGAAATTACCACAACCAACAGATTTAAAAGACGAAGACCAAAAAGAATGGATACAGATACCACGTATAGCTAGAACTGTTCCATTTGGATATAAAATAAACGAAGATGATAAAGAATTACTTGACCCTATACCCTACGAGTTAGAAGCATTAGAGTTAGCTAGAAAATATGTAAAGCAATATTCACTAAGACAAGTTGCTAATTGGCTAACAACAAAAACAGGCAGACAAATATCTCACATAGGATTAAGGAAAAGATTACTACATGAACGACAACGTAAGAACAAAGCTAGAACTCTTAAACGATGGTCTGAATACGCCCAAAAGGCAATCGAGAAAGCGAAAGCCATCGAAGAAGGTAGAGTTGGAGCAAGAGCCTAGCACAGTAAATACTGTAGAGGCTATACCTGAAGAAGAACAAAATATTGTTTTTAAACCTAATGAAGGACCTCAAACAGAGTTCCTTGCTTCTCCTGAAAGAGAAGTGTTATATGGTGGTTCGGCAGGTGGTGGCAAGTCATATGCCATGTTAGCAGACCCACTACGTTATATGGGTCATCCACAATTTAGTGGTTTGTTATTACGACACACGACAGAAGAACTAAGAGAACTTGTTTGGAAGTCTAGAGAATTATATCCCCTTATATGGAAAGGGATAAAGTGGTCAGAAAGAAAGATGCAATGGGTAGCTCCTTCAGGTGCAAGACTGTGGATGTCCTACCTAGACCGAGATGATGATGTACTAAGATATCAAGGTTTAGCTTTTAGTTGGATAGGCTTTGACGAATTAACGCAATGGGCAACACCATTTGCTTGGAACTACATGAGGTCACGATTACGTTCTACTGCACACGATTTACCTGTGTATATGAGGGCAACAACTAACCCCGGAGGTCCGGGTCATCAGTGGGTTAAGAAAATGTTTATTGACCCAGCACCTTATGGAAGAGCATTTGATGCCACAAATATTGAGACAGGAAGGGTTCTTAAATACCCTGACGGACACAGTAAAGCAGGTCAGTCACTATTTAAAAGAAGATTTATTCCTGCTAGATTATCTGATAATCCGTACCTCTCAAGTCAAGGTGATTATGAAGCAATGCTTCTTTCCTTACCTGAACACCAACAAAGACAGTTGCTTGAAGGTGATTGGGATATTAAAGAAGGTGCTGCTTTTACTGAGTTTGATAGGAATACTCACGTTATTGAACCTTTTCATATTCCAAGAAATTGGGTTAAGTTTAGGTCTTGTGATTATGGTTATGGTTCTTATAGTGCTGTGTTGTGGTTTGCTGTTTCTCCAGATGAGCAGATTGTTGTATATAGAGAGTTGTATGTTTCTAAAGTCCTTGCCACAGATTTGGCAGATATGATACTAGATGCAGAAGCAGAAGATGGCAATATTAAATATGGTGTATTAGATAGTTCGTTATGGCATAAACGTGGTGATACAGGACCTTCACTAGCTGAACAAATGATTATGAAGGGATGTCGCTTTAGACCATCAGATAGAAGTAGAGGAAGTAGAGTTTCAGGTAAGAATGAAATACATAGAAGATTACAAGTTGACGAGTTTACTGAAGAGCCAAGAATGGTATTTTTTAACACTTGCACAGAAACAATCTCACAGTTACCTGCTATACCTTTAGATAAAAAGAATCCTGAAGATGTGGATACTAAAGCAGAAGACCACTTGTATGATGCTTTAAGATATGGTATAATGTCAAGACCTAGATTTAGTATATTTGACTATGAGCCTATGGGTAGACCAAAAAGTAGTATGCCTGTAGCTGATGCAACGTTTGGATATTAATATGGCAGAAGAAGAAATAATGTTAGAAGATGAAGCGATAGCTTTAGAAGATTCTGACAAAACAGATGAGACAGATTACCCAGTCAGTAACATGGTAGATTATGTTATGGCTAAGTTTAAAAAGTCTGAAGACTATAGGTATGAAGATGAACTTAGATGGGTAAGAGCTTATAGAAACTATAGAGGTTTATATGGACCTGATGTTCAGTTTACTGAAGCCGAAAAGTCTAGAGTATTTATTAAAATTACAAAAACTAAAACTTTGGCTGCATATGGGCAAATAGTAGATGTTCTATTTGCAGGGAATAAATTTCCTATAAGTATAGAGCCAACTGAATTACCTGAAGGAGTATTGAAAGATGTTAGTTTCGACCCTAAAGAACCTGAAGAAATACGTGACAAATTGGATGACCTCTCATCCCCTTATGGTTTCATGGGAGATGGGAAAGAATTACCTAAAGGTGCAACTGCAAAAACTTTACAAGAAGGTCTTGGTCCTATACAAGAAGACTTGGAAGGCATTGAAAACCTTAAAGGTGAAGCTGGAAAAACGCCAACAGCCATAACATTTAGTCCTGCTATGATTGCAGCTAAATCTATGGAAAAACAAATCATAGACCAATTACAAGAATCAAATGCTAATAAACATTTAAGAAGCACTGCTTTTGAAATGTCATTATTTGGTACAGGTGTTATGAAAGGACCTTTTGCAGTTGATAAAGAATACCCTAATTGGAATGACGAGGGTATTTATAGTCCTGTATTTAAAACTATTCCACAAGTAACTAATGTTTCTGTTTGGAATTTTTATCCTGACCCTGACTCTACAAGTATAGACCAAGCACAATTTGTTATTGAACGACATAAGATGTCAAGAACAGAGTTGCGTTCTTTAAAAAGAAGACCTTTCTTTCGTGAAAAAGTCATTGAAGAAGTTATAGGTGATGGTGAGAATTACGTTAAAAAATATTGGGAAGACGATTTAACAGACTATAATCAAGAAAATTATGTAGAGAGATTTGAGGTTCTAGAGTATTGGGGTATGATAGATACTGATATGCTTTTAGACCAAGATATTGATATACCTAAAGACTTACAGAACTTTGAAGAACTACAAGCTAATATATGGGTTTGTAATGGTAGACTATTAAGAGTTGTATTAAATCCATTTAAACCTGCAAAGATACCTTATTCTGCAGCACCATATGAATTAAATCCATATTCATTCTTCGGTGTAGGTTTAGCAGAGAACATGGATGATACGCAAACTCTTATGAATGGTTTTATGAGAATGGCTGTAGATAATGCTGTATTATCAGGTAACTTGCTTATAGAAGTAGATGAGACAAACTTAGTCCCGGGTCAAGACCTATCTGTATATCCGGGTAAAATATTTAGAAGACAGGGTGGAGCACCGGGTCAGGCTATATTTGGTACAAAGTTTCCAAACGTATCTAACGAAAATATGCAACTGTTTGATAAGGCAAGACAGTTAGCTGATGAAAGCACAGGATTACCATCTTTTGCTCATGGTCAGACAGGTGTATCAGGGGTGGGAAGAACTGCATCAGGTATATCTATGTTAATGAATGCTGCATCAGGTAGTATTAAAACTGTTATTAAAAATGTAGATGATTACTTATTAAAACCATTAGGTGAAGGATTATTTAGATTCAATATGCAATTTAATTTTGACCCTGATATAAAAGGTGACTTAGAAGTAAGGGCAAGAGGAACAGAAAGTCTAATGGCTAACGAAGTTAGGTCACAAAGACTGATGGGATTCTTACAAGTAGCATCTAATCCTTCATTAGCACCTTTTGCTAAGTTTGATTATATCATTAGAGAGATAGCAAAGGCTATGGATTTAGACCCTGAAAAAGTAACAAATGATATGAGAGAAGCTGCAATACAAGCAGAGCTATTAAAAGAGTTTAGAGGACAGCAACCTCAACCCCAACAACAACCTCAAGCACCTGCAGGAGCAAATCCTGCTGACCCAACAGGAGCAGGTGGTGGAACTATAGGAACAGGACAAGTTCCTTTACCACAAGAGCAAGGATTTACAGGAGATAACGAAGGTGGACAAACAGATACTGGGCAACCTCAAGCCGATGGTCAGCCATCAGCACCACTTCAATAAGTATTTAGACGAACTTATTAGCAAACAACATAAACTATTAGAACAGGCTAGTGATATAATAACTGTTCATAGAGCACAAGGTAGTATACACACTTTGCAAAAACTTAAATTACTAAGGGAAGAAGTTAATGGAAAAGAAAAGTAGAGGTATAGAAGCACAACAGTTAGAAATGTTTGGTGATATTGGAATGGCAAAGTCTCCTGCTAAGAAAGACCCTATATCAGGAAACGAAATACCTAAAGCATCTACTGCAGAAGAAGTGAGAGATGATATACCTGCTAAATTAAGTGAAGGTGAGTTTGTACTACCTGCAGATGTTGTAAGATATCATGGCTTGGAAAAATTAATGAACCTACGGCAACAGGCTAAACAAGGCATTAATACTATGGACAAGATGGGTCAGCTAGGTAATGCAGAAGAAGCTACTATGCCTGATGACTTACCCTTTAATGTAAATGATATAGAAATGTCAGAAGGTGGTATGGTAAATGTAGCAGGGCAACCTATGCAGTTACCAAGAATAGCAGGACAACAAATAGAAATGCAGACAGGTGGTTTTGTAAATCCAACAGGCACATTTCAAACTCCTACTAACATAGCTACAACACCCTCATACTTTCAAAACTATGCACAGACAACAGCACCTTTTAAACCTTTTATACGACAGAATCAAACAGCAATACCACCTGTTGTACCTGTAACTCCACCTAGAACAACAGGTCCTTCATTTCAAACTCTTGTACCAAGTGAGGGTCAAAGACCTGTTACAAAAGAATATAGAAATGCCGCAGGACAGAAATTATTTATACCATTTATAAATAATAAACCTATATATCCTATACCTGAAGGTTATACAGAATATGTAGAAGAGAAAACACCTATAGCTGAAGATAAACCTGTTGTAAAAACACCAACAACAACAGTAACAGGTGACGGAGGTGACTCTGATACTAGAGTAGGAACTGTTATAGGAAAAACAGGTAAAGGTAAAACACCAACGGAAGAATCTGTTGCATCAAAAACCCAAGCAGTTTTAAGTGGCTTACAACAAAATACTCCAAAATCAACTTTAAGCAAAGCCTTTCAAGCTGTAAGTAAAGGTCTTATGGGAGCTATGATGCCCGGAGTAGGTCTTTTAGGTGGATTAGGTATAGGTGCAAAAAGTGCTTTAGGTGACCAAGGCACTAGCTCACAGGGTTTAGCAGATGCACTTGGTAGCGTTGATGCTGCTCAAGGAATAGGATATGATGCAAAAGGCAATGTAACTGTTAGTGGTCCTATGGCAAGTGTTATGGGTATACAAGGTGTAATGAATGAATTATCCAAGGCAGCATATGGAAAAAGCTATGATGTAATGACACAAGAATTAGGTGTGCGACCTTCTTTTCAATATGGATATAAACCGGGAGACGTAGACCCAAGTACAAATGGAACATATAGTGCTTTAGGACAAACAACAGATGATGATAATAATGTTTCTTATGGTTCGGTAACAGATTTTGGCAAAGCAATGAATGCTAGTGCAAAATCAGGATATTGGGGTGGTGAGAAACAAGCTAGACAAGATGCAAAAAAAGGCAATCCAAAAGCAATAGATTGGTTAGGATATATGGAAACTAATCCGGGAGATAAAAGCTATACTTTTGGATATGATGAAGACCAAGGAACTGACCCGGGTGATACTCCAACAGATACATCTATAAGTGATGTAGGTTCAGAGGAAGACCCGGGAACACCTGATTATGGTTATGACTTTGGTGCTTCAGTAGGTGATGGACAATCTAGTGATGATGATGATGGTTCAACAGATGCTGTAGGTGGAGATGAGGATGAAGGAGAAAGTCCTGATGCTGATGATGACCCCGGATTTAAACAAGGTGGACTTGCAAAAAGAAAACCTAAAGTTAAAAAAATGAAGCGAGGTGGGTTGGCTTCACGTTAATAACCCACAGTAGATGGCTACTTATCCCCCAACAATAATTGGCTACGATAACCCCAAGGAGAAAATAAAATGGCTGAACAAGCACAAGAAATGGTGGTAGATGCTACACCAAAGAAAACAGCATTTATGGACAAGCGTTCTACTCATGAAGATAGAATTAAAAAAGATGAGGA